AACAAGAACATGCACCGCAGTTGGCCTAAGCAGCAGCTGTCGCAAGACAACGCTTTGCGCAGAGACATGTGGTTGACTCGATGGACGCACAACGTCTATGTCTTTGGGCTATTCACTCAGGATGCTAGTCTGCTTAAGATAAATTCTGACGCCTGTTGGATAGCACAGATGTATGTAGACAGGTTCTTGTTTGACAAGGAACCAATGGATCTCTGTCATCTGTACATGTTTGATATGAAAAGCGAAAGCTGGTGGCAGTGGCGCCAGCAATGGAACATGATCAGCCAACCGACGCCACCAGATGGTGTCTATACAATCGTTGCACAAGAAAAACTGACAAATGCTGCCAAGGTTGCTCTCAAGGAACTATGGCCTGTTAGCCAATGATTATTCCTAGAGGCATCGCATTGTCTATGTAGAGATTGATGTCTTTCTCTAGCTTTTCCATGGTAGCAGCAGCTTCTGTTTTCAATGCTTCGCCTTTGAGAGTGGTACCGCCCTGTGGGCCCATTATGCTATTATACTTGCTGTAAGCTTCGCCTAGCATGCGCTGGCACCACGCCAAGGTATAATCTCTGATCCACGGCCGCGCAAATGGATCACGCAGTATGACATCATTTGGCCGATACATGTAACACCATATCAGTATCTGTTCGTTTCCACTCGGACGTCGCACTATGCTCAATCTTTTAGTGACAGTGTCAAAAGTGAAATTGATATCACGGCCAAACATGCGTCCAGCTTGATCAAGATACTCATAGAACAATTCAAAGGTCAATAGTCCTGCAGTATATCCTCCGCCTGCCCCTGCCTGAAGTAGGTATAGGTTAGTGTAAGCCAAACTGAATGGATCTATCTGAGTTCCTCCGGTGATACCACCAAGTCCTCGGCGAAACAATTGACGAACCGATACAACATTGTCAGGAAGATAATAATCAGTGATATTATTTTCTAAACGAAGAAACAGATAGCTTTCTTCGTCAGCATTACCGCTTCTCTGCCTATAACGATCAAAGCTCAGCTTCAACGCAGTGGTATAATGATCGGGATCTAGTTCTATATCCACCATGCCGCCGCCCAACATCAGCTGGACTTCATCGATGATCTGCTGTTCTAATGGTGTTGCCATGTAGGTACCTCCTGATATTTATAGCAAGAGGTCTACTGTTCCTTTATGATCTTCATGATCTTGCGGCAGTATCTGCTAGGGTTTTTTCGAACTGCCTTGCCCAAACCTTCATTGTACCAGGTTAATGCTTGGCATTCATCCCCTTGTGCTTGATCTAGAGCCATGCGAAGATATGTCATGCTGTATTCAAGATTCACTTCTGGCTGCAGCAGTGCGTCGCACTTGCCGTTAAATCCAATGCCTCGCGCCGTGCCACACTTGATCTGACCCAGACCATAGTTGCCTTGACTCAAAGCTTTCGCATCCCAGTTACTCTCTAACGTCACAACAGCGATTGCCAGGGTGCTTGGCACGTTATGTTCATGGGCCTTGTCAGCTGTAAGCTGAACCAGTGGTGCGTTGCTGTAATTCGCACTCCCGGCACTCACTGTCTCGCAGCCTGCGCATGCTAAACAGAGAGCTACGACCGTAGCCATCTTTATCATTGGCATCTATATTTAGCTTCCCAGCAACGCTGTTGTCAACTTACTTGAACACCTTGATCACCAGTGTGTCCTTGTTGAGCCGGCCGTTGACCGGATGCTTCTTGCCCTTGATGTAGTCTCCCATGACCACATCCACTCGCTTGCTGGTGGCTGCATCACGCAGAGTTCCCAGGGTTTGCTTAGGATTGCGCAGTGTCTTGGCAAAGCTCTTGGCTTCGTCATAGCCTGTAACCTTGGTGCCTTTGATGCTCAATCCACCGTCGCCTGCAACGTAAAGATACACCTTGCGGCTCTTGCTGTTATACACCAATGCCTTGCTGCTGCCTGGTATCATAGCAGGGTTGATGCTGGCCATGTCAGTGTTGAGATCCACTGTCTTGAACTTGGCCTTGCTGGCCTGCTTCACGCTCTTGCGGCTAGCTCCGCGGCTGTCCGCCACTGCCTTGGCATTACCAGTGCTGGTTGCTAGCACGTTGACCACGGTTACGATTGGTTCGATGGTCTCGGCAACAAATTCGTTATCCTTGTCACGTAGAGCGTCAGCAAAGCTCTCTTTGAAGTGATCATAGAGGCGTTTGAGCATCTGTTGGTTAGGTTGTGAGCGATCTAGCAGTTTCTTGACTGCTTCTTCAATTTCAGCAGGGTTAGACAAGTGCTTACGCCAGATAGCCTCCATCTTGCTGTAAAGCATGACGTAGTCCAAATTGCGTTTTTGTACAGTGCTCAGCTTACGCTCGGGTTCTTCGTCTGCTGTGACAACTTTGATCTGCAGCAGCTCTTCAACTTTAGCGTTAAACCACACTTGAATGTCTTCTGGCATCACAGCGCCATGCTGCACCACAAACGCGATACGCCCAACAGTGGCATAATGATGCGTAGGCAGCGCAGCCCAATGATCCTGCTCATCAATATCGCGGTTTAGCTTAGCCCACGATTGGAAGTATTGTTTGAATGTAGCATAATCCATTTCTACGCGAGCCCAGTCCATAGCTTCGCGCCATGCTTTGGCATGGTTGTCATTTTCTGGACCTGCAGCAGAGAAATCCACCCCTTTGATCTTACGGGGAATAGCAGTGATCTGTTCCATTGTCTGTCCCTCCAATATCCTAATAATAGCATGATTTTAGCGTCTGTCAACTGGTTTTTGCCTATTTTCTCATTATTTTCTCAATGAAATCAATGATATAAACCGTAGATCTACGAGAATAAATACCAATGTGCTAGAACCAAGGAGTAGCTCGTGCCACCATTAACCCTGTGGAAGGGCGCAGCCGTAAGGACCAACGATTATAAGCTCTTTGATCGCTTGATCGGAGAATCATATCGAGTTGGGGGTACCGAGTTTCTAATACACAAATACCTTGGTCCAAAACCCACTGGAACCACAGGTGACTTCACTCTTCCTAACACAGGATTAGATGCAGTCAACTCAAACACAAATAATGTATTAGAGATACAAGATGTGCTCAACATGGAAATACGAGACCGAGCATATGACCAAGACGTGATAGCCCTCAAAGGGCACTATGCAATCAGCGATACAGAGTTTGATCTAAGACAGTTTGGTCTGTTCCTGAGCAACGAGACAATTTTTGTGACTTTCCATCTAAACAGCATGGTTAACAGCATAGGTCGAACTTTGATGAGCGGCGACGTCATAGAGATATCGCACCGCCGCGATGATCTAGCACTGGGCGACTTTGTGTTAGCCAAATACTATGTGGTGCAGGAAGGTGCTCGACCAGCCGAAGGCTACAGCCCAACTTGGTGGCCTCATATATGGCGTGTCAAATGCGACCCAATCACTGATAGCCAAGAGTACAGAGACATACTGCAGAAACCAGCAACAGATCTCAACGGAGATCCAATACCAAATCCAAATGGCACAGGCACTCTCACGCTGGCTGATATGTTAAGCGTGTATAACAGAGAAATAGAAATCAATGACAGGATAGTAGCACAGGCCAACATAGAAGTACCTTTTAGGAATCTACAAGGTCAGCAGTTCTATGTTCTAGAAGGTCAGCTGAATCAGCCAGTGAGCATATTAGCCATGGATGGCATACCTCCAAATCAAAGCAAGCCAGTAACAACAGCTGTGAGTTTCCCACCCGGTGCTCCGGCAGGCACTTGGGTATTAAGAGTAGATTATAGTCCACCACAGCTGTTCCAACGAGTTCAACAACCTGATAACAGCTCAGCTGTTTGGATTAGGCGCGAAATCAACTACAGAACCAGCTGGACTCCTAGCACATCAACGCTAGCCGGGTTCATAAATAATGCGACTACCGAGACTACCTTGCAGGATGGATCTGTCGTTCCACAGAGACAAGATCTGAGAACCGTCCTGAAAGCCAAGCTTGATCCAGACATCATATAGGAGAAATAAATGATTTCCTCTGATCAACTACAGCAGATATTTCCACAGTCTGATGCCAGCGATCTTGATGAGATATGCGGGCCGCTCAATGCAGCAATGTTAGAATTCAACATCACCAGTCCCAGAGAGCAGGCCATGTTCCTAGCACAATGCGGACATGAGAGTGGTGGATTTTCTGTGGTACAAGAGAATCTAAACTACAAAGCTGAAACATTGGTCAAGGTTTTTCCAAAATATTTCAGAGACGTAGATCCAAATGACTATGCCAAACAACCAGAGAAGATAGCAAATCGAGTTTACAGCAGCCGCATGGGTAATGGCGACGAAGCCAGCGGGGACGGTTATCGCTATCGCGGACGAGGTCTCATACAGTTGACCGGCAAGGACAATTACAATGCCTGTGCCGCAGCTCTCAAGATAGATTTGCACGAAGATCCTGACTATCTAGAAACTGCAGAAGGTGCAGCAAGAAGCGCTGCATGGTTTTGGGCACATAACGGTCTCAACAAGTACGCAGACGCTGATGATATCGTTGGGTGCACTAAGCGTGTAAACGGTGGTACAATTGGACTTGAAGAGAGGACGCACTACTACCAGGCCGCAAAGTCTGTGCTAATCGGCTAGTTTGGATCGTATGCGATCTTTCATATCTACGACTTTTTCTCGCTCTATCATATCTATAATCTGGTTCGTAAGGTCAATTTCCCTGCGAACCAGATCTAGCTTTGCACTCAGCTTGCGCAGCTCTTCATGATAATAACACAGTTCCTCTTCTTTGCGTTTGCGCATATCGTATATGTCGTCAAGCAAGATGAGTTTAGCTGTCATGTCAGATACCTCTAAGATATTTATAAACCACCAATAAATATCACCAGCAAGGAAATAACATGGAATATTGGTATTCAGGACAACTGCGAAATTACCGCCTGCAGTTCATCAGAGCTTTCAGTAACTTTTACTATAGCGTGGGAACTAATCCAGATGGCACGCCAAATCTAGTGAGATGTCCTTGCCGATATGGTGACCCAACGCGCATTGCTGCCACAGTTGTCAAAGGCAACAGTGAAAATAAATTGCTCACTACACCGTTCATCACCTGCTGGATCAGCAATCTAGCCATGGCCCCTAATCGTCGCCAGGGACCTCAGATCATAGATACAGTGCAGGTTGACGAAAGACAATATGACAACGATACAAATTCTTATCTCAACACGCCAGGTAATCGTTATAGCATTGCACGATATATGCCAGTGCCCTATGAATTAAGCATGAGTGTTGACATATGGAGTCCTAACGAAAGCGTCAAGGAACAATTGGTTGAACAGATAATGGTATTATACAATCCTGCCATCGAGATACAGACCAGCAACAACCCGTTAGATTGGACGGTGTTGAGCTGGATCGAAATGCAGGATCAAATAACCTGGAGCAGCAGGACCATACCAATAGGCACGGATAATCCAATTGATGTGCTGACCATGGTATTTAGGTTTCCTATCTGGATCAATCCACCAGCACAGGTCAACAGACAAAATATCATCGAAAGCATCATCACCAGTGTGATAGAAGGCAATAAAGCCAGCAGCGAGCAAGTTGATTGGACTGAATACGAATTCCTAAGCAGGCAAGTAGTCACTCCCGGAGATTACAGCGTTACTCTGGATTGGATAGGTAACAATCAATATACTATGAGCGTGAGGAACACTGCTGGCGACCCTGTGGAGCCTAGCAACAAAGCTACCGTGACTTTTTCGCAAGAAAATCCAACCTTGACCTTGGGTACCAGTTTTTCATTCAATGGTATCGTAATACCTATCACAACAACTAACATAGCTACGTTCGTAGATAATGCTGCATCTTTGATGATCAATACCAGTTACAACATACAGCTGCAGAACAAGAACCAGATCATGTTCATCAATAACACTGGCGGAGATAATGTCTTTGAAAACATCACTGGCAGTCCATTATATGCCATGGGATTACTGGCAGCAGTCTATCCGGGAGGAGACATAGCTTGGTGGAGAACTATACTAGCGTATGGAAGTCTCAAACCATATTCTGCCTATGGATCAAATGCCAGCCAACTGTCTGTATGGACATCAATAGACCAGTTAACACCAACTACTTCATATCAAGCAACAGGCTACATTGATTTGCATCCGACTAACCAGAATCTATTGATTTGGACTGTTGAACCAGATAGCTTACCCACAGCAACGCTTGAACCTATAACAGCTATTGTGAATCCATTGGAAAAAGGTCCCAATGCAGGATTGCCACCCGCTATGTTTGGACAAAGTTATCTCTTAACAGAAAAACCTGCCATAACCAGCGAAGCATGGGGTAACATAACTGCATCAGCCAATGATATAGTTAAATTTGATGGAAATACTTGGCAGGTTACTTTCCAAGCCAGCAATAACATAGGTACTAAACAATACTTAAACAATCTATTCACCGGCAAGCTCTTAGAGTGGGATGGGTCGTACTGGTCAGAATACTTGCTAGCTCGCTACTCACAAGGGTACTGGCGTCTGGCTCTATAAATATCAGATGCTTACAGAGAAGATCGCAAACCTCAACATAGATGAAAAGAAATTTGAAGAGGTTTTCACGCCTGAGGTACACAGCGTGGCAGATGTTCTGCGCAAGTACGGATTTGATGCGCGTGTAGTTGGCGGTGCAGTACGAGACTTTGTGCGAGGACAACCTCCAAGAGATATAGATTTTGCAACTGATGCTGATCCAAGTGAGCTGATCTATATCTTTAACCTAGAAGATATCCCACACGACGACAAGGGCATAGCTCACGGAACTATCAAAGCAGTGTTTGGTAATA